CAAAGCATTCTGTGACTCTATCTGGCGAGACAACTGTTCCGACTGGTAAGTTATATTCTGGGTCAGACTCAAGCACCAAGTGACCAATCCCAAAAGTAAGCTTATCTTCAGTACATTTATAAGTGACAAACTTACACCCCTCATCTGCTGTTAGTTCTTCTTGCAGTTTCTGTAGGTTCATTACTTTCTCCTAAACTTATCCAAACCCTTCAGCCCTAGCCCGGCCAATATGGTGACGTACAAAATATTCTGATACCAATCCGGCAAGGTGGCTATGACATCAAACCCACGCCTTGCAAGGTCGGGATCGATCCAAGCCAGTACACAGGGCGCCAACACAACCACCGTTATTATTTCGTCTTTCCACGATCCTTTTGTGGACTCAGCCATGATAAGTTCCCACTTGCTATCATGTTGAGCAGCCGTCTTCATTATCTCACTTTTGGCTTTCTCTTTTTCAACCTTACCTTCAAGAAAGGTTTGAGCTAGAGAGCCAACAACTCCAAGTAATTGTATCATCGTGACAAAACTCCTCTTGGTAACGGCTTGCAGCTCCAAGCTACAGGTTTGTACCCTTTCATATATCGATGAACTCTCTCAGACAAAACCAAAGCATGCCTTTGACACGCATGTTCACTGTCATGCCACATCTGAGCTTCGAGATAGGTACACTGGTCACGTTGTACAGCTGAAGTCCCGATAAGACATGCAATGACTATCGCTTGGTACATCATTCCTTTGGTGTCCTTGCTTCTTTACCAAGATAGATTCCATAGACACCTGTCATCACACCCATGATAACTGATACAAAAGCAGATTGTTGTGTAGTGGGGGCTTCAAGATTCATAAACCATTCAGCGCAACGCCAGGACATGGCAACAGACGCAAGCATTGTAAGCTTAGCTGTAAGATTAAATTGTATGTATCGCTTCCACCAGTCTGTCACAGCACAATCTCCTCGGCATTACTTTGGGATATGCTGACAAAAAGGAACGCAAACAAAGCTATTGTAACAAGAATGATACCCGCTATGAGCAAAGTAGTTTTGATTGTTTCTTCTATTTCTTTTTGTTTTTTTGCTTGGGCTTTACGCTCGGCTGCTGCCGCTTCTTTAGCCTGCTGGATACGTTTCGCTCTTTCAGCAACAATCCCAGCCCATGTTCCATGACCAAATCTTAAATCTACCAATTGAGAAACTTCATAAAGCTTTTCAGAAGCAAGTTTTGCATCGATAATTTCTTGAGCAACTGTCTCAACGCCAAACTGATCAGAAAAACTGCTTTTCCCAGATTTTTTACTTCTGGCTTTCTGGGCTTCTTTTTCCCCACGAAAAAGGTCATCGATCTGCCCTGCAATCTGCCCTATATCTTGAGCAGTGCTAATATTCTCTTTGATGAATTTTACTGATTGCTGTACTAGGGCAATACCAGTAAGAACTTCCGCAACAACCAAATTAGCCTCTAATAAGCATTGTCAATAACAAGACAACTGTGGTTCCTGCGCTCCCTATCATAATGTTTTCGATACGTTTGATGCGTGCAATGGTTTCAGTCCATCGTTCTTCTGCAACAACAATGTGTTTTTCTAATTCTACATGAATTGATAAAAGTGTTGGTTTCATCCGGCAATCTCCATCAGCGTCAGATACGAGATACCAGCAGGGTCATACACTCTGTTACCGTTGTTTTGATTTCTATTTACATAAACAGTTGTTGCGCCAGCGTTGTACGCCCTCAGTTTTACAGTAAACGAACTGATTGTGCTGGGTGAATGAAGCAGTTGCACAGTTTCACGCGAAGAGTTGTATACCATAAAGTCATTACTGCCGTATTGACTTCCCCAATGAAATCTTGAACGTGAACCGTTTGCAGATGGTTGTTCAATCACGTTGTTACTTCCGTCTGTTAGCGCAAGATATCCGCCATTAGTGCTAGAGTGCCAAAGCACCGAACACGAAATAAACAACTTATTAGAAGTGCTAGACGGTGTAATGCTTGCAGAAAAAACATCTTCACCATTATTAGAGGTTGAAAAGGCAGTGTCGTTACTCACGTTAACAACCTGCAACACAGACCCAGCAGGAAGACTGCTTGATTGTAATCGTATTAATCCCATGTCTCAGTCCCCATCAAGTTGCGTGTACTAAGAAGCCAAAGAAAATAGAGATGTCGTTAGTATTATCTGAAGCAACCATTGCTTCGTCTCCTCTGATTTGAACCTCAACATAATCACTCGACCCATTTAGTTGGAATATTCCACTGGGGAGTGGATAATTACCGTTGTTTATTCTATCAGCATCAAACTGAATCTGATTGAGAATAGCATTGGGGGCGGCTGTTCCTCCATTTTTGCTAAGTTTTGTTATTAAAAAGCCATTGATTGTCGGAGTTTGCAATCTAACTACACCGCCAAATAAATACCAACCAGCAACCTGTGGTGTATACCTGTGATTTGTTGCATCCCAATAACCAGCGGTGTCTAGTTGAGGCGTTGTATCCCATTCTAATTTGGTGTTAGTGGCTGCGGATATGCTTTGGTCTAAATCACTTCCTGTAACTTGAAACGCCACTTGCTTTGGTTGTATCAAACCGTTGGTTCCAATAGTCAACGCTGTGTTGGAGTTGGTGGGGTCTTGAATTGATGAGACTTTAAGTATGCTTGTCATGTCTAATTACCCCACGAACATCATTGAAAAGTTACTACGAGCATCGTCTGCGTGAGGCACCGCGTATTGATCATCGTAACCAGCATAGATTATGTCACCAGCGTCTAGCTGATAGAAAAAGGTGGTGCCTACGCTGTAATTTGAGTAATCGTCTGCTGCAAAATGGCGCATTAAATGAGTGTAGGTTGAACCATCATAATGATACATAAATGCAGATTTGAAATTTAAAGAACCTGCTGTTTGTGAGTTAGTAACCCAAGTAATTTGATAGATGCCACCAAATCCAGTAGGTACTTGTGCATATCCACCTGCATTGAGCAAACCTCCAACATTAACATCTGTAGTTGTCCAAGTGCTTATATAATCAAAGTTAGCATCTGCCGCAGTTAACGATGTGCTATTCGTCCTACCTCGCACTGAAAAGATTGGCCTTGTTGGTGTTGATAACTTGCCACTTACCGACAAATTCCCACTGCTATCTACCGTCAGTGCCGTGGTGCCTGTTGTCGAGTGACCGATCTGGTCTACGTTTAATATAGATGCCATTTTCGATTACCCCACCAAATAACCTTGAAAGAAACTATAAGGAGACCCACCATACCAATCCTGAGTATCACTTGAATTTACTTTTCCAACAGCCGTAACTTCTTGTCCGACATTTAATTCACCGATATAATTAGCAGTTACTGTAGCCGCTGCGGTTTTTGTCCTACTAAAAACAACATTAGTGCCATCTACCCGAATGAAGGCATCATTAGAAGTGGAGTCAGGATAAAATTGAAAGTAAAAGGTATAGATACCATCAATAGGAACAACAAATTTATAATTAGTTGTATCATAACAATTACCTACATTTAAAAATGTTGCGTCAAAAGGCATTAGAGTTGCGCCAGTACCGCCAAAAGATTGCCAAGCCGCAGTACCACCTTTATATGCTCTAAACGCTGGTCTTGCTGGTCTAGTCACACGCCCAGTGCTGTCGATGTTCAATGCTTCTGACGCACCAGTCTTAGAGTAAATGTTGTTTACGAATAATTTAGACAATTGTAAGCTCCCCATTTACTGTAAGTACGACACTGTTATCTATCGTCAACGCACCAGCAATCATGCCTCGCTCTGACGCAGCAATGGTTGTGTTTGTTGACAGTGTGCCTGTGTTGATACGGATACCATTACGCATTAAGTTGCTAGATATTTTACTAGCTGTGATTGTTCCATCGCTAACAGAACCCACATCAAAGACATCTCCAAGAGCCACAATAAAATCTATTGTGTCGTTAGTAGTTAAAGCTTCAGCAAATACAAGGTTACTGCCGCTGACCGTGAACGAATCTTGAGGAGCTTGAATAATGCCGTTGAGAGATACGATTAAATGATTTGCAGTCTCTGGAAAGTATGCTCCACCATCTAGCGTCAAAGCGTAGGTGTCTGTAGCAGAAGCAGCAGGGAATGATAGTTTATTAAACCCACCGCCTACAGGTCTTTTTCCTATGTAGGGCATCTGCCTCTCCTTATGGTTTCGTAGGCCAAGTCACATTGCTTAGTGACGTAGCGTTGTCTGTAATATCACGCAAGGCTTGGCGGTAGGCTGTTTGTGCATCTGTCATTGTCAAATCACTAGATGCCCACCAATCTGTTTCTGATAACAAACTGTTACGTTCTTTACGCAATTCTTCTAAATCACGTTCTGTTTGACCAGCCGCCCAAGCCGCTTCTTCAGCATCCCTTGCGGTTTCCTGTTCAGCGGTGTAGGCAACTTTTTGACCTCTAACTAAACTATATCTTGTCATGCCTTATCCTTCTGAAACTCCGAACACGCTTATGCTTGCTTTAGCTATATTGCCAGTACTCCAGTAAAACTTAATTCCCTCTGGCTGTGTTGTGTCTCTGTCGCTTCTAAAATAACTAACAACAGTATCATCTCGTGGTTGTGTACCACCACTAACTCTAAATGCTCTGGCAAAAACCATAGACTGATAATCGTTATCGCCAACATGCGGCAACCAAATGTCAGCTAAAAATAAAACTCCAGTTTCAGCTTCGTGGTGTGTCCCTGTTTCTTCAGCTATTAGTGCAAATGTATAATTGTCTCCCGAAGAATTGTTTCTTGCATACCGATATGAGTCTGTCGCAGTTAGGTCAGCTTCTGCGTTATTCAAAAACCTATAATAAAGTCTTGCACTGTTTGTTGCTGGCAATACACGGCCTTTAACAACGTATTTGTCGTAAGTTGTGTTAAACACATCTGCACCAAACTTTATATCCGCAACCGCAGTTGTGGTTACTTGTGTTTCTAAATGAACAAGCCCAGCATTACCTCCAGCCCCTGTAACCGTACCAGTAAACGCAAACGCATCTGCAAGGTTCATGCTTTCAGATTGTATTTTAGAAATTGCCATATCTTTATCCTATTGCGCTGGTGCTACTCTTGTAAAAATAAAAGAAGTTTGAGTACCAGAAGTGCTTCCATTGACATTTGACCCGCTTGTTACAGACGCTAAATTAAATTTTACTTTTACAAGGCTTATATCCGTCACATTTATAAGTGCGGAACAATATGATGATTGGTCACCAGCACCACGGGCGTTAGCTGCTGAAGTTTGAAAATAAGATGAATTGTCTATTGTAGCGTTAATTGCAAGAACGATATTATCGTTGCTCAAGGGTGATGACTTATAAAAAACCTCTACTCTATACAACCCAGTAAATGGAAAACTAAATACGCCTGAACTTTCGGTCATTCCATTCACAGAAGCAAAAGCAGAGTGTTGTACCCTTCTAAGGTTACTAGTAATATCTCCGGCTGCGCCTTTATCTGCGGTTAATTCAAACTGGTCAAAAACGTATGAGGCGTCCATATTAACACGCCCACTGCTGTCAATCGTAATGGCTGTATTAGTGCCAGTTCCTTCTTTGATAGTATCAACCAGCAATGAATCACCTACGTCTACGTTACTACTAAACGTACCAGTAGTAGCTTGCAGTGCTTGATTACTTGGATGTGTGCTGGTCTGCTGTGCCAGTGAGTTATAGACAACGTAGATGTCATCGGTGGCTGCTACGCTATATCCTACTAGATTAACTGTAGTACCATCTGTGGTATACGATTCAGTAGGTTCCTGACGCACGTTGTTGATAAAAAGGTCTATGCTTTCTGGACTAGATACAGCATTAGACAGAGTTAGGGTTGTGCCTGTAGCCCCTGTCAAATCCTGCTTTGGGGGTATCTTAGAAAACCCTTCAGTTTGTTGATTGCCTATGTAAGCCATAAATCACCTATGCACTGATGTCATCAACGGCAGATACCCACACATCTAAGGATGATGTTGTGTCTGATTTAACCCACAACCTATCGCCTGTTTGGACTACTATCTTTGCGCCACCATCAAGAAGCTGTAACGCACCGCCAGCAGCAATAGGTGCGCCTTTGATTAGATAGTGGTTAGTTCCACCGTTAGAAATGTAAGCCTCTACAGTAATTGCGTTGGCTGTAGTGTTTGTCATGTGGATACCTACAATGGTATCGTTGCTATCAAAGTTTGAGCCATCAGGGATGTCAGTTGCTGCTGTACCTATGCCCTGTAGCTTATATCGTCTGAATAATTGTGGCATTTGTAACTCCTAAAGGGCGATTGCCATTGCGATTGCAAAACCGTTTGTAGCAAAGGTTGTTGTGTCTGCTGCTACGTCATTCCACCCAGAAAATGATCGCACTCGCATCACATTGTCTGAACTGTTGAAGTACAGATCACCAACATTCACAGAGCCTTCATTATCATTTATCTGATAATCTTCAGCAGCCGTGTCTGAAGCGAACGAACCGTAGTAAACATCCACAAAGCCTTGAACATTGTTTTTTGCTTGATTAGCGTAATATCTAGCTGAATAT